GCTTGTTGATTTCGTTCTAAACTTAAAACCTTGTCTGATAGTTGAGCAATACTATGACTACCTCTTAGGTTAGTAAGTGAGATATTTTTACCCTCTTCAAAAGATGTTTCTGACTTAGGCCTATTAAGATGTGAGACACAAAGTAAACAGATGTTTAACTCTTGCACTAAGGTTCTTAAGTTAGTCACAAAGTTATCAATCATACGTCTTTCATCAGTTTGTAAGTTTGTAGAAAGAGCTATGTGAAGATGATCTAAAATAATAAACTTACATCCACATGACTGTGCAAAATATCTAATCCTTGACTGTAAGTTATCAAGCTCGGTTGCACCAAAGCTGTCATAAAGATATACCCTGCCAGAACCAACAGTCCGATTGTAAGGCTCAACCAAGTCATCAAAAGAAACATCGTTGCACTCCAGATGTAAAGGTCTCTCGACCTCAATGCCCATAAGACCAAGTGCAGTCCTTTTGATACTTTCTTCCAACATAATAAAACCAACACTTTCGCCTCCTTTAATAAGACTGTGACCTATCTCTCTAACAAAAGATGATTTACCAATTCCTGATCCTGCACAAATTGTTACAAGCTCACCACATCTAAGTCCTTTTGTTTTTTCGTTAAGAGATTTGTAAGGATAGTCTGATGAATAAACTAATTCGTTTTTACTAATTACATCCCAAATGTCTCGACCATCTACTATGCCATCAGGTCTAAAAGTTTTTGCTTCCCATATTGAATTAAGCAGCTCCTTAACTTTACCTTTTACAACCATATCATTAGGATCTTTTTCTGATATACGAGCAATCTTTGCTTTTCCTGGAGCTATAAGTTGAGCACAATCTTGAGCAGCTTGTTGGCCAGCTTCATCCATATCAAATAAAAACACAACAGTTTCATAACTATTAAGAAACTCTAGTGATTTGCGAATATCATTTTTAGCCGAACTTGCACTTCGTACTGAGACTACAGAATACTTATGATTAAAACATTGAGATAGTGATATACAATCTAGCTCACCCTCTACCACAGTAATCATCTTACCACCCTGTCTCCAAAGCCATTCGCCATAGAGCAAACAAGAGTCGGTGTCACCTATAAATTTAAACTGTTTGTTTGGGTATCTAAGTTTTTGTGCAACAACTTTATTATTTAAATAGTAGTTGGCAATCTGAAAAGATTTACCATTTTCCTTACCTACTTTGTAACCAAACTTATCACATGACTCAGCAGTAATATGTCTTTTACTTAATGCTTTTATTTCACCATCATAAAATTTTTTATCTAATTCTTTTTCCATATACTCCTCTCCTTGATGACCACATCCAGGTGTGAAACAAAAACTACCATTAGAATAAACTGCTAAGTTGTTTTTACTTCCACACTTTGGACATGGCGAATGATGTAAAAAATGTGAGTTAGATTTCAACATCGCTGGGAGGAGTAACATTTAGATCGACATTGTGATCTACCCATGCTTTTACATCAAATGATGGACACTCTTTTCTATCATCTAGATTGTAATGCCCAACAATTTCTGCATCAGGATAGTCTTTTGTAAGACTAAGAAGTAACATTTGTAATGCAGAAAACTGTTCGTCTGTGAAATTATCTTCAGCTTTTAAATCATCATCAACTCCACCAACAAGAGCTACACCTATGCTCTGGGAGTTGTACCCTTTTACATGAGCACCAACAACATTAATATCTCTACCATTTTCTATAGTGCCATCTCTTTTAATAACTTTATGATATCCTATGTCTAACCACCCTTGACCTCTGTGAATTTTTCTAACCCACTCAGCATCAATATCCATTTCAGGTTTGGTGGCAGTACAGTGCACTACAATGTAATTAGTTTTTCTTCTTTCTGTCATCTAAACATCTCCTTATAGCTTTGATTCGTTGTTGTTGTTTTGGCTCTCTAATCCATGCAGCAGGAATAGAGACATCAGAAAAGTTAAAACCAAACCGATCACACCACATGGCATAAGTTGTTTTGCTTTTCTTTCCGATTCTTGTTCTTGAGTTACTAAACACAAATCGTATATCAAGATCAGGATGTTGCTCTTTAATAAGCTTATGTTTTGATCTGTCACTCGACACAAATTGTCCTTTAGCTTCAATGATAATTCCATTAGGTAAAATAAAATCTGGTGTATATTTTGAAGTTGGCTTGGAGTATTTAACTGTAAGTGTTTCATACTCAAACTTAATTCTTTGTTGGCACAACTGACTTGCAATCTCTTTCTCCAAACCACTTCTAAATTTTCTCGGACTAGAAATCGTCTGTTTCCTCTGATACTTCATCTTCCTCTGTGGTTGAATCTGTATCAGGTGCTTCATAACCTTTTTCTTCTTTAAATCCATGACTGCCCATATCTCCATCTTTACCTGAAACAAGCTCTATAATTTGGACTGCTTTAAGTCGCATGGTACATCCATAATTACTACCTGCTAGGTAAGGAATTAACAAAGCACTAACTTTACACTTTGTTCCTCCCCAAATTTGTTCATTAGTAAGCTTGCGACCTTTAGCATCAACAACAACTGGTTTCATATCAGCTTGTGTTCCATCCTTAAGATTAATCTTTGATTTTTGTTTAAAATTAAAAACAAAATTACCAGTGGGTTGATCCTGATCGTCTAACTCTTCTTTGTATGGTAAGTTGTTTGGAACTATTTTTTTTCCCTTACCTAGCTCTTTAGCTTTAGCAACAGTATCTTCTATCTTTTTAATAAGTGGAGCTGCTTGTTCTTTAGTAAGAATCAAACCAAGCTTGTATTCACCAGGATTTGAATATTGATCGTCTGGGTAGTTAAGCCAAGGGTATCTTGCTATACCGATGTCGGTAACTATTTGTTCAAATTTATTTGCCATATCTATTCCTTTCTAAAAGTAGCAACACATAGATTTAATACCTATGTGGATTAGTTATTATGAAAAAAAGAACTCAGATTCTAATACCTGATCTATAATTAGATCTCCTTTTTTTGGTGGCATCGGAACTTCATCCTTTTTTGATTCAGGAAGCATTGAAATAATGTCATTCCTAAAATCCATTAACACATCATGGCTCTTGTAGATATCAACAAAAGTTGCTCTACAACATTCACCAAGACGTTCTACATCAGCAGCTAGTGTTCCATAACTATCGTGCACCATAGCAAAATCTTTTATACCCTCTGCAAAAGCAGTGCATAAAGTCATTTGTAAATGGCAACTATCAAGAGCATGCACCCAGTTAGGTGAAACTCCTGCTGCTTGTTTTCTTTTATCCCACTTACTATTAAGATTCTCATTTGAAACTTTAAGTTGTGGTCTAAAAACTTTTCCCATTAGTTTTGTTTGTATTTGTAGTGGCTTGTAGTTTTCGTAAGCTTGTTGCACTGGAAAACCCATAGGTGTATACCACACTATAGGAATACCCTCGGCACTGGCAATTCGTGCGACATCTTGTAACCATTTCATTACCTTAGATGCAGCTTCAATTACATCACTGGCCACCTGCCACATAATTTTTGCAAGGTAGCTACAAGCTTTTAATAGCTCATCACCAAAAGGGTGCATGTGACCTTTCTCTTTTCTTTTTTGAACTATTTCATTTACAAAATCAGTCCAGGAATATTGTCTACTGCCATAGCATATTGTCATGGTAGGTCTTTTAGCTATACTTCTATCAACACCAAAATCTAACCACTTTTTAGCAAAGGGGTTTTCTTCTTTTTGTAATTTCAGTATTACATTGTCTGCAACCTTTTGATAAATATCAGCAGGTACTTCACTTGGAATCATATTAACTTGTTTGCCAGTTACTAAGCTTCGTATTGATGCACTAAAGTGCTGAAGACCTGAACAAGTTGCATCCATAGATATTGGCAGTGAACTTTTGTATTCTGTTCCTTGATCTAAAAAATTTCTCCATTCTAAACAAAATGCTAAAAACTGCCAGGGGTCATCTGCATCCATCCAAAATTTATTGTTGTAAGGATCTTCGGCTGAAGCTTTTATGTTATCACTATTTTTTTCAACAAAATCTATTCGATCTTGAAAGGAGCACTTATCATATCCAAAACAATTAGAGCCATGAATTGCAAGATAGCATGCACCTTGCTCACCTAATGATTTTGCATTGGCAAAAGTTAGTAATGCTTTTTGATAATCAGCTCCTTGTGGATTTAAAAAGGCAGTAGTTGCATATAACCTACCTCTAAAATCTAATTGATAAGGAAAGTAAAACTTATAGGTGTAAAACTTATCAGCTAACTCAAATGTTTTTGCACATTGTATCTGCTTTGATTTATGTCTTTCTACCTCACCATACCACACTACCATCTGAGCTTTATACTTTCTAAGTATCTCTTTGTTTTTTAATGACTCTTCACTTGGTTTAATTGGTTTCTCATCTTTAAGATCACCAGGAATTGATCCAACAGTATGACCTTTCTCCCAAAAATGTTTTTGTACTTTTAAAATTTCTCTATTAATAACAAAAGGTGTTTCCTGACAAATATTTATAGAATCATAAACACCAGTCATATCTTTCTCAGATAACTCTTGAAGATATTTATTGTTTTTTGTTTTAACAACAGTAAGTGGTGGTAGATGGTTAGAGTAATAGCCACCTCCATAAGGTGACTGCCATAACTTTGGTATTACAACTGTTGGTAATCTTTCAGGATGTAATATTGAACCTCTAAGTTTTTTTTCTTTTATCCATTTAATACATTTATCAGTTGGACTAATAAATTTTTGTACCTTTTTACCTTTTCTAAAATCTAACTCTGAAAATAAATCACTTACTAATTCTACTATGACATATAAAGTTCTTCCTACTCGGAGTTTATCTTTTACAGTCCACTCTATTCTTTGGAGACCATCTCTTTGTGATGCTTCTAGGTATTTTCTGCGACTATATTCATATCCTGCATTTCTACTTTTTAAATCTGAATAAATTTTAGTAAACAATTCTGGGTTTTGTTCTGCCATAGCTTCACAATTTATTTCGTCTAAAATGTGTTTGCCAATTTTTATAAATGTAGATGTAGCAGGTTTTCTTCTAGTTGCATTGTTAAGTAAAGTCTTCAGTGTAATAATTGCTGCTTTATCAGGTTCTATTAATTGTAAGTTCTCAATAGCTTGTGCTCTTAGCACTGGACTGTTCTTTGCTTTTTCATTGGCTATATACTCATCAAGTTTATCAGCCACTGGTTGTATGTAATGTTTAACTAAATACTTGGCATAATCTGTAGTTGCTTCCTGACCTCTGTCTTTTTTCTTTTCGTTGTTTTTCTCATATCTGTTGATGCCTAGCACTCGACTCTCAAGCTCTAAGTTTATTTGTTCCTCAAGGTTTACTTGCTCTTTTATCTTATCTGCCATTACTACTCCTTATAACTGACATTAAATACAACCATATAGGCATTAAAATCATCGGTTGACATAGAGACAAGGCTATTTTGTTGGGAAGGAAATCAAAGAATGCCGAGGTGCAAGGAAGATGCTTAAGATTTTGAATCCTTTGCATAAAATCAACCCTTGCTCACTGTGGCTTTCAAAGTAGCCAATGTCACTATGTCACCAAATCGTGTCACTTTAGTGTCACCACTTTGTTAGACTGTAATATGTCTCTTGCTTGCTCTAAGTTCTTATCACATAAGTGAGCATAACGTAGAGTTGTTTGCATGGATTTGTGACCCATCCACTTCATAACCACAGTCAGTGGTACACCTTTTTGTACCAGTCGAGATGCACAAGTGTGTCGGCAAATGTGTGGTACAAAATCTTCATCATTCCTATCTAAATGAATCCTTACTCGATTCCACCAAGCTCTAACCTGATGGTCTTTAAAAATAAACCTATTGTATTTCTTTAATATACTCGCAGCTCTATCAGTCAAATATACAGTCCTCTCTAAATCATTCTTACTACCATAGACAATCATAGAATTATCTTTTTCGTTTAAGTCTTTAAAAGAAACTTTGAGAGCTTCACTTCTCCAACGTAGTCCAGTGTCTATTAAGAATACTACAAAGTCAGAGAACTCTTTGTTGCACTGGTCAAGAAATTTTGTGATCTTTGCTTCGTCATCATCAGATAAAAAACTAAGTCTACCTTTACCCTCTTTAAGTTGTTCAAGTTTAGGTTGATGCTCTAGTGCACCTATCTTAACTGCATATCTAAATGACCTACTCATGACTGCATTGTATCGATTAACTGTTGCATTAGATACTTTACGTTGTTCTGTGAGGTGGTCTCTAATTTCTTCCAAGTGTCTATACTTAATGCAGCTTACTGGTAAGTTTTTACCTAAGATATCCATAATGAGTTTCATCTTAGAAAAACTATTTAGTTTAACCTCATGCTCATAGAATCGTTTATGTACGTCAGAAAATAAGTTCTCTAAAGTGTATATAGATTTTACCTTTTTACCAGTTGGTATAGGTAAACCTTTTTCTAGTGCATGCATCACTTCAGCATAAAACAACTTAGCTTCACTTTGTGTTGCAAACACTGGCCTTATTCTCTGTGGCTTGTGATCTTTACCAAGAAAACAATCAGCAATCCACTTGTTTCCTCTAAATATTACTCCCACAAATGCTCCTCTCTATAAGACTAGTATCACATGGTAGAGGTGGTGGGACTTGAACCCACAAGAACCGAAGTTCACTGGATTTTGAATCCAGCATGTTTACCAATTTCATCACACCTCCTAATGTATACAAGAATTTAATTTTGTATGTATTCTCTCAGCTAATCTCTCACCTTTATATGTAAGTTTGACTAGCTTGTTTCTCCTATCAGTAGGGTCTTCAAAAGACTCTACAAGCTCGTGACCTTTCTCTCTATGCCTATTTATTGCAGATAAAGTTGCAACATTTCTAGACAGTGTTGATTGTGGCATATTTAAGTTTACTACTAGTTTCTGCATTGAGATACTCTCACTTGCCATAGCAACATTTAAAAATGTTCTCATTGTCTGTACTAGCATTTCTGAGTCGTATTCTTGAAAACACTGATAAATGTCATCAAGACAAGCAAAACTTTTATTTTGCTTTACTTTTTTTGTATTCATTAATTACTCCTCTTGGTGTTATGACACACCTCATTTTATGTATACCTAGAATATACTCTCTAGTGGATATCTTTTCCACAAAAAACAAATTCGAATTTTTTACATTGTATTCCACATAAAAAAACCAGAAATATAAATTAAAACACATAAACATTTTTGTAATCTCCTCCAAGTAGTGTTCTACATAAGTTCTACTAAAAAAGTGCATCATAGTAAATACCCTTTTCTAATAATTTTTTATATTTGACTGCTTCTAAATAATGTTTATCAGCAACCATGTCCAAACACAATACTGAGTAATTTCTCGCCAGTATTAAGTTATCATCATATGCCTTTTGGCAGCTTATGATTCTTGTGTCAGAGTCAGCACCAGTATACTTCGTCATCACTCTCCTCCTCTGTTATATCTTCATCTTCAATTATGTATTTATAACCTTTAGGCATATTTTCTACATCAACAACACACCCTCCCTGGACTTTTATTATAATTACTTTACTCATCAGTTACTCCTTTTTATTTCTCATAAGTATTGATATTATTTTGTTTCTCATAAGTATTATGTTATAACCTCCTTAGAGCCAGGAGAATTAGTTACTCGCCTGGCTCATAATTTATTGGTTAATGGTTTTCTTCCCCACTCTTACAAGGTAAATTAAAATGATATCTTAATCTTCCTCCCTTATATGTTCATTAATAACACCAAGTATTTTACCAATGTTTGGGTCAATAGATGTTATTTCTAATTCTTCAATAGAATCTTCATCAACATCTAAGTCTTCCCCCATCCATTGCTGCTCTTCGTCTTTCCAGTCCTTAACATCTTCCTCAGTGCCAAAGGTTACTGTTATTCCTCCATCTTCGTGGACAGTTCTTTTATATATTTTTTCTTTTTTAGTCATAATAATGTTACTCCTTTTTTTTAGTTAATGACATAAAAGGAGACCTTAACGAGCTCCCCTTTTCAAAATTATTATTTATCATCGGTGTCATTTAAACTTATATTGTTATTTCTCCTTAGTTGTAATTGGCTTAGTGTATAGCCATATTTTTTAGTTAATAGTTCAGTGACCAGTTGCGGCCTATCATTTAGCATTAATAAAAGTGTTTTTTCATTGTTATAATTTGACATTGTGCGTCACTCCTCTTCATCAGGGTTAATATGCCTATCTGGAAGTATTTTATCCATTCTTTCAGTGTAATCAGATTGTATGAATACATCTGTTTGAATGTCTGGGTTCCAGTGGTCATCAGCCACATCTTTTTCAGCATTTATTTTTGCTTCAGCTTCTTTTTTAGTCTTGGCTTCAACAATAAACTCTGCAAAGGTAGACTGATTTTTAATAACTCTTACATTCCATTCGTAAATTTTGTTTTTATTCATTGTTAGTTACTCCTTAAATTTATTTATCTAGATTATTATTAAAGTTTTTTATTTGTTTAGTTGTTAATTTATTTTTTTGTGTTTGCTCATAAAATTGAGCAGTGTTAGTTCTATCAATACAAGTTATAGATGAACTTTCAGAAAAGTGGTTAATAACGTCTAAAACCTTTTCTATTTCAATTGTATTAATATCAAGTATAAATCTAGCCATTATGCGACCTCCTCAGTGTATAACCTTTTATCGTTACTCCATTTATAGGCTAAGTGTTGAATAACATAATCAAGACAAATCGCTTGACCAGTGCAAGTTCTACCCCACCAAGTCTCATAATCAGTTTCTAATATAGGTTCGTTTAACTCTTTTAACTGTTCTATAAGCCAGTTAGAGCAGACCCAATATTCAAAAATTTCCTGTTGATCCTCTCCATTATCCTTTAAAGCTTGTAAGTCTTCCTTACAAGTTAAACCAAAGTTAACTATAAGGTCTCCGTCAGTAAAATATAAATTGTGAATATCATCATAATGAATAATTTCTTTTTTAAATAATTCATCTACTAGGTATGATTGATTGATATAAATATGATTTCTGATAAAACTTTCTGCGATATCTTGCTTAGTTGTATCATCAAGTTTATTAAATGGTATTTTATTTTTATTCATAGTTTGGTTACTCCTTTTTTAATGTCTAAGACTACCCAAAATTAATTAGGTAGTTTCGCTTAATGAAAGCTTATCAATTAGACTTTTTTTGTACTGACAAAACATGCAGCACATTTTTTTTACTCCTTAACATTAAATATTTTATATTCAATTTCATTTACCCTTGAATCTGGGCATTCGGTGTGATCCATCCCACAACTTGAACAATAAGCTTCAACACTTTTTAAGTGGATATAATAGTGGTCGCATTCACAATCCCAAAACCTCGAGTCAGTATAAAACTGAGTTTCAAGGCCTTTATTATGTATTTCAAGATAACTTTTATTTGTCATTACTCTAACCCCTTAAGCATACCCATTGCAAAAAAGGCAATGCCTCCTATTGTATAACCAAGAAAAGCTTCTGGCATTAACGTAGGTTGATCAACTAGTAAAAATATAATGGCACTTGTTAAGGCCATAATAAAACAAAAAAGGCTTATGCCTAATAGAACTGTTGGATTGTCAAATAATTTACTCATTGTTAGTTACTCCTTTAAATTGATTTACTTGCCATTGTAAACCATCAATTAATAATTTCATGTTGTGATTATCTTGGTTATAGTGATCAACTAAATCTTTTACATTTAATTGTTTTAACTGATCAACTAAATTTTGATACTTAGTTATATTGTGAACTAGTTTAGTTGTGTTGTTTAAGTGCCTATTTGACATGTTAGTTACTCCTTTAGTTTTGTTGCAAAAATACAACAGTTATTAATATAAACGTACTCCTAATTATAATCAATATAGAATTAAATTCACTATGTCAAATAAAAAATAAATAAGTTGAAAAAAAATAGACCCCATAAAACACAAACAGCCAACACAAAAAACTAAATGCCTTGATATCATCATTATAATTGTAGCAATAAATATATAATCTGTTGCAACTATAACAAATCTGTTTTGTAGGCCATAACTAATGCCATTTTAACTGCCACTATCCACCTAAAAATTTGACTACAACAACAATGATAATGGGGAAAATTACGGCCATACTATGCGTATATACCCCTCATATTTTTGTACTAAAATAAAAAGGTGTATGCAGTAGTGCATAGGTACACTTATAGTTACTCTTCTAGTTAACCCTAAGTATACTTATAGTGTTACTCTTATTACTACTCCTATAATTACTCTTATAGTTTAGACTTATAGTTAGACTATTAGTTACACTTATAGTTTACTTATAGTTACACTTATAGTTACTCTTATAGTATCTCTCTCCCCTGACCCTATCTATAACCAGTAGCACATAGATTTTTATCTATTGATCCAGTTATGGTTTTGTTTTTGTGCCCCTATATTATGTTCCATAAACCTATCTAGTTCTTCTTTCAATAAGTTTTCTTTGTGTTCACTTACAGCATCTTCTGCATCTCTATCCATTATTTCAGTCCAGTAGTTAACTGCCATAGATAGAGCTTCTAGTCTATCATCATGGATGAGTGCTCCTCTATCTCTTGTTAATCTTGTTATCTGATAGAACAACTTATACTTAAGATCTTGTGTTGACTCAAAGTCATCCTTAATAATCTTCTCGTCTACTATGAGTTTATGACTATTGAATACTGGTTCTAGTGTATCTATGATTCTTTTCTCTTTTTGTGTACTATGTCTAACTTCATCTATTGTACAAGGATAGATACTAGCTAGAACTGGTTTTAAGAGCTGTGAGAACATACCATCACCAAAGTTGGACTCAACTATCATCTGGTTGACGTTTTGCTCTCTAGCGACCTCTGAGAGCTTTCTTAAACTTTCAGTAGAATAACCATTAAGTAGTCCACCAGATGCTGTTAGGTATAGGTTACCATGCAGCATTTTTACTACAGCATAACCAGTTTCATCTTTACCTCTACCAGCAGGATCGATGGCCATCACTGATCCCTCCCACTCGGCATAGTCATCTGCTATGTGCATGGGAGCTACCCAGTAGTCACCTTTTAGTCCTAAATTAGGTAGCATCTTACAGGCATCTAATTGGTCTACACCTGATGCCCACTTTAGGCTGACTGGTGCTTCTTCCCAGGTGTGTACTCCTGAGAGAACCATAAGGTCATTAATCTTGAGAGGGTACTTGTTAGCATCTGATAGAGATACATCAAGCATAAACTGTAAGGCAAACCCTGATTTACCATACGATAACTCACGTTCTAACAGATCGTCTTTATCGAATCGTTTAGGATCAGTAGGACTACCTGCTTCTCCATCAGACTCACCAATAATAGGTGCTAGTCTATGACTATAAGCTACCTTTTGTTTATCATCAGGATAACGAGCACACCAGATACGAGTCTTGTAACCTCTCTCGTCTAACTGATTGTACACTGACATTTCAGTTTGAGGTGTACCGAGAAATAATATACG